CACGAAGCAGGCGTACTAATCTCAATAACCCCATTCGATAACGATTACATAACGCAGGGTGTCGCACCAATAGACAGGAAAAGACGCAACCTAGTCTAAACAACATGAAAATACTATTCTTAGACCTAGAAACATCACCAAACTTGGCGCATGTATGGGGACTATGGCAACAGAATGTAGCAATCACGCAGCTAGAAAAATCAACCGAAGTAATCTGTTTCGGAGCCCGCTGGTTAGGCAGCGACAAGGTCATCTTCAAATCAGTGCATCATCACGGCAAACAAGTCATGCTAGACGAACTGCACAAAATCATGAACCAAGCCGACGTCCTAATCGGATGGAACTCACAAGCATTTGACAGCAAACACATCAAACGCGAATTTATCGAAAACGGGTATTTACCACCATCACCATGGAAAGAACTAGACCTAATGCGCGTAGTCAAAGGTCAATTCAAATTCCCATCCAACAAACTAGACTACGTAGCACAAAAACTAGGCGTAGGCGCAAAAGTACAACACTCCGGCTTCCAACTATGGCTGGACTGCATGGCAGGCAACAACAAAGCCTGGGCAGAAATGAAAGAATATCAAATCCAAGACGTCAACCTACTCGTAGACCTTTACGACATACTCCTACCATGGATCAACAACCACCCACACGTAGGCGCATCAAACGGAACAATCGACGGATGCCGAAACTGCGGCGGCACCAACATAGTCAAAGCCGGCAAAAAAATAACCACCGGTGCAGTACACCAACGCCACCAATGCACCAACTGCGGCGTATACATGACCGGCGCAAAACTATCCGGCGTAATCTACAAATAACAATTTGATAACGACGCCCCAAATTATGTAAGAAATTACATACAATAAACACACCACACAGAAAGGCACCACATGAACAACTGGACAGCACCACTAATCGTCGCACTATCAGGCATCCCATTCGCACTAGTATCAGGCGAATTCGTCGTCCTACCAGCAGCCATCGCACTAGGCTACCTAGGCTACAAAATCAACAAGGCAGGCAACTAATGTGCCAACTAGATCACCAAGAAGAATGCCAACACGCTGCAGCAGCTGAACGCGAACTAATCATCGAAGAATTACAGATGTTGTTGACCTTTACTAAAAGCAAACTGCGCGAAACAACCGGCGAAACCCGAGCCATCAGACTAATGGGCACAATCATCGGCATCGAAGACGCAATAAACCTAGTCGAAAGCATCGGCGGCTAATGGACACCGAATACACCAAAGCATTCAAAGCCGGATACGACTTCGGCTACAAAGACGCAGCCAACGAAAACAGATACAACACCGGCGTAAAAGTCGGCATCGCATACGAACAAGACCGCATCATCGAACTATTGCAAAACACACCCCTACAACAAGACGATGCGATTACGAAAGAATTTGCCAATGGTGCAATCTGGGCAATGCAACAAATTATCGAACTAATCAAAGGCAAAGCATGAACGATTACGACATCCTAGACCAAGCAATCGAACTACTAGAAACACCAAACCTGATCTGGTCAGATGATTTCGAAGCGATACGCAATCACCTCTGGGCAATGCTCAAAGACGAACGCAAATCACTAGCACCACACGAAGCAACCCTAGACCTAGCAAAAGCCCTAGTCGACGGATACGAACATGGCTGAATGGCACCAATCCAAAGAATGGGCAGCTGCCAGATCATACGCCAAAACAATCCTCGAACCAATCTGCGCCATCTGCAACAAAGACCTAGACGGCAACGACTGGACCATCGACCACATCATCCCACAAGACCCACCCAACCACGACATCCACAACCTGCAAAGCATGTGCCGAGCATGTAACGGAAGAAAGCAAGACCGCACCTATGTCAGAACAACCTGGCGCAACCCCCGCTTCAAATAGGGGTACCACCAAAGACGGGTGGGGTGCACCAATCCCAGCACCCATCCGACCACACATCACATTGCTAATACCAAACCGCAAAGCCAGACACAGATCAGGTGGCGACGGAATAGTATGGAAATATCAAATCAAATACTGGCAAAACAGGTGGTATGTGGTAGGGCGACCAGCACTGCGAAGACTATTGAAACGACTTGGACTGCGAAAATAATAAAAAAATAGTTGTACACTTTTTTCTGTGTGCCACGCCGAATCCCGCGCAAGCACTCAAATTTTTAGATATGGGTTAGATTATCCCCTAGGAGGGCACAGAATGACCGAGAACGACCTTAAAGCATGGTTGGATACTTTAGAACTAAACACGGAACTCAAGGTCTTGTCGGGCATTGCGCTGGCACTGGCTAAAGAGTTCGACGACAAGCGTTCAACGTCTACAGCTGCCGAATTGCGGAAGACAATCCTTGAAATCAAGTCTGTGCTTGGCGCATCCACTGTCGAAGTTGACCCGTTGGAGAAACTACTCACCCGATAATGCTTCAACTGCCTAGCGTCTACACGCAACCACTCAGCGACGATTTCGAAACAGACGGCGACCGTCTAATCGACTTTGCTAACATCGCTTGGCAGTCACCAGAATCACCAGATGGTTTGACACTGGACGAATGGCAACGTTGGTTGCTCCGTCATGTATTGGAACGCTACCCGGCAGACCACCCAACTTATCCGGGGCGACTTCGCTACCGTCAGGTTGTTATCTCGGTTGGCAGGCAGAATGGTAAGTCGCTACTAGCTGCAATCTTGGGCTTGTACGGTCTGCTAATGCACGAACAGGGACCGCAGGTTATCTCACTAGCGTCTAGCACGGATCAGGCGAACATCGTCTACAGTCGCGTGAACTATGTAATCAACCAAAACCCGTTTCTACGCAAACGCTTCAAACGCGCAACGGAAACCCGTGGTATCGTCACCGCTGATAACGCCGGACGTTATGACGTAAAGGCTGCTAAAGAATCAGCCCTGCAGGGTATCCCGATGAGTCTTTGTTTGTTTGACGAACTTCACCTGGCAAAGGCTGGTATGTGGGGTGCTGCAATTCTTGGAACTTCGCAACGCAAAGATGGCATCGTCATTGGTATCACAACCGCCGGTGACCAAACATCTGAAACACTTATCAACCTTTACAAGTCAGGAACTGCAGCTGCAAACGGTGCCACTGATTTAGAACGCTTTGGGTTTTTCTTATGGACCGCACCGGATAACGCACCTATCGACGACCCAAACGCAATTATGCAAGCCAACCCGTCGGTGGCTGCTGGCAGAATACCCGTTGAACAAGTCATTAGCGACTTGAAAACAATTCCCGAGCATGAAGCCCGGCGATACAGACTCAATCAGTTTATTAGCGGAACAGCGGCTTCTTGGTTGCCGGGCAATCTGTTTAAAGCTGCAACTGGTAGAGGTGTGACCAACATGCAAGCCGGTGTTTTTGCCGTAGACATTAGTAAGAATTGGGAACACGCAACAATCGCATTTGCAAACACCAACGGCGACATTCAAGAAACTGAACTTGTCACTTCTTTGGTCGCACCTACAGAACAACAATTGTTTAATGAGATAACATCGCTTTATAGCAAGTTCTCACCAAGGGCAATCGCATTAGATGATCGTCAACTACCGAGCCTAGCGAAACGCCTCAAGGCGGCTGGAATCCCGGTGTGGCAACTGTGGACTAAAGAAATGTCAGCGGCTTGTTCGGCGGTGTTTGCTATGTTTAGTACCGGCACCGTTAGGCACAACAACGACCCTCTACTCGTTGCACAAATGCCTAACGGTGTCACTAAATACACGGGCGAAACTTGGCTTATTAGTCGTAAAGAATCGCATGGCGAAATAGATGCACTTATGGCGACGGTTATGGCGCTTTATGTTTCATCACGAGCGCAACACGCCACAGTTGGAGTATTCTAGCATCAGTGTCAGACAGTATGTGCTACTATATTTAGAATATGGCATCTTTATGGCAACGCTTAACTAAGCCAACCGAGTCTCGCGCAGTTCAGCCGACAATCCCCACCCGTTCAGCTGCAGTCGTCACACCGGACACGGCTCTCACACTCACCGCTGTTTACCGTGCGGTTCAAATCATTGCTACCCCAATTAGCAAAATGACTATCAACACTTACCGATACGCAACTGGTATCGAAGTAAAAGTTGATAACCCGGTACTTGTCAACAAGCCAAGCATCAACGAAAACCGCCGCGACTTCCTATTCCAAACCGTGACCGAACTTGCACTTTCAGGCAACGCGTTTTGGTACAAGAATTACGGTTCAAACGGTCAGGTCAACAACCTAACAATTCTTCCGGCATCAGCGGTTGGTGTTTCTAACCCAATCGGTCGCGATGGCAAGCCAGACTATTCACGCATCGAATACGACTACCTTGGAACCAAGTACACCAAGAACGAAATTGAGCACCTAAAGATTTTCAGTCGTGCCGGATATTTGAAAGGTGTGTCACCAATTGACTCGTGCCGAAAAGATATTTCTGCTGCTATTGACTTGCGCGATTATGCTGGTAACTGGTTCACTGCTGCTGGAGTTCCCACCGGTGTCCTAAAAACAAATGCAATGCTAAACAAAGCAGACGCAGATGAAGTAACTAACAACTGGCACAACAAGCAACAAAACCGCCAGGTTGCAGTTCTGGGCAACGGTTTCGAATACCAGCAAATTGCCCTTAGCCCACGTGACGCTTTGTTCACCGAAGTTCAAGACCAACAGGTTCAGGCTATCGCTCGTTTGTTTGGTGTCCCAGCGCGTCTGCTACTAACATCAGTGCCGGGCGCATCAGACACTTACACAAACTTGCAGGACGAAAACCAAGTGTTCTACCGCCACACTTTGATGGCTTACACCGACGCAATTACCGACGCACTAAGCAATTGCCTACCGCGCGGTGTTCGCATCGAATTCGACTTTGAACACCTTTTCAAGGCTGATGTTGCAGCTCGTTACAACTACTACAAGACCGGCGTTGACGCAGGGTTCTTGACTGTAGAAGAAATCCGCACCAAGGAAGGACTAAATGTCTAATCTAGAAACACGCGACTTCCGTGGTGTTGTTGATACTGATCAGCGCACCATTACCGGACTAGCCGTTCCATACGGTCAAGAAATCGCAATTGCAAACAACACCTATGAGCGTTTTGCACCGGGTGCTATTCAGACAATCGAAGATGTGAAGTTGTTCTGGAACCACGACGAGCCAATTGGCAAAGTTGTAGAGGGACGCGAAACCGACGCTGGTTTTGAAATCACTGCTTACATCTCAGAAACCCCACGTGGTGAAGAAGTCCTAACGCTTCTACGCGATGGTGTTCTAAACAAGTTTTCAGTTGGGTTCATCCCGGTTGAGAACGAACGCGACGACAATGTTGTAGTTCGTACTTTGGTAGATCTGAAAGAAGTTTCAGTTGTGCCATTCCCTGCCTATTCAGGCGCAAACATAAGCGAAGTTCGCGAGGAAGTCGAAATCGACCCAATCGAAGAACCTCTAATTGAACAAGAAAGTGAACCAATGTCAGAAAACATTGAACTTGACGTTCGTACCGCTCTTGACGAGGTTGCAGAACTGCGCCGCGTTGTAGAGGCTGGGATGACCGTTGCAACCGCACCAGCAGCAGACACTAAGTTCCGCTCACAGGGTGAATTCGCAAAGGCTCTAGTAGCAGGCGACGCAGATGCTAAGGAACTTGCTGTTCGCGCAGCATCAACTTCAGCAGACACCGTTGCACTTCCAGGCTTTGTTGGATACATCGACAACCTAATCGTAAACAACCGTCCAACTGTTTCAGCGTTCTCTCGTGGTGCGCTACCAGCAGCAGGTCTAACCGTTGAGTACGCACAGGTTTCATCTAACACTCTTGCTATTGGTGTACAGGACCCAGAGAACGAAGCCCTATCATTCGGCAACATCTCAATCGACACAACTTCAGCATCAGTGAAGACCTACGGTGGATACACTTCATTCTCACGCCAGACTGTTGAGCGTTCAACCGTAAACTACCTAGACACCGCATTCCGCGCTCTAACCATCCAGTACGCTAAGGCAACCAACGCAGCTCTTGTTGCAGACCTTGCTGCACTAACCTGGACTTCTCAGACATTCGATGCAGACGGTGGAACCGCTGCTTCACTTGCTGAGGGTATTGCTAACGGTGCTGCTTACATCTACGAGAAGACCGGTCTACGCCCAGAGTTCATCTTGGCTGACCCAGACGCTTACGTAACCATCGTTAAGGTTGCAGGTTCAGACGGTCGCCCAGTTCTACTAACTGACGGTGCCGGATTCAACAACATTGGTACTGCAAACATCCCTGGACTATCAGGTTCTGTTTTCGGTCTTCCAGTAATCGTTGACCCTGCTCTAGCATCAGGAACTGTTTACATGGCTAACTCTGCAGCTGTTCAGACTCTTGAGTCTGCAGGTTCACCAGTTCGTCTAACATCTGGTGACATCACTACCTTGACCGACGACATCAGCGTTTACGGTTACATGGCTGTTATCAAGCCATTCCTTGACGCTATTGTCAAGTTGGACGTAACTGCGTAATTAGATAAGGATTAGGATATGCCTGCTGTAACTTTGCAAGAACTAGCCGACTACGTTGGCACAGATGATCTAAGCGATTTTCTGCACTCTTGCCTAGATGCCGCAAACGCGCATGTTGGTCGTTACATCGGTGACATTGACACCGTGCCAGACGACATACATGAGCAGGCTATCCTTATCTGCGGTTCAGAACTGTTTCACCGCAGGTCTGCACCTAATGGTGTTGCGCAATTTGCAAGCATGGACGGTTCACCTATTCGTGTCGCTAAAGACCCGATGAATGCCGTTTACCCGTTGCTAATGCCGTACACAGGTTATGCAGTATGAGCGAAATAAACGACGCTAAGGTCCAGTTTAAAAACGACCTAGTGACTGCTGGTTTGAATGTTTTGGAATACGTTCCGGAACGCCTCACGCCACCAATCGTTATCGTAAACGCTGCATCGCCTTACGTGACCACGGCAGAGTTCGGGGAGTACACTCTCGGACTTGAACTTGTACTTGTTGCTTCAACCGCAACAAACAAGAAATCGACCGAAGCGCTAGATCAACTAATTGAAGATGTCTTACTGGCATTGGAACCTTTGACCTATGCGCGTTTAACATCGGTGAATCAGCCATACAACTTGCAAACAAATAACGCCGAATATCTAAGCACTAACATTTACGCTCAACTAGCAATATCAATTTAGAAAGGTCGCCAGCATGGCAGCTTCAACACGCATCAAAGCGAGTAACATCGTTTTCAAAATCGGCACAACCGACTACGCATGCGACGCAAACATGGTAGAACTTACCCTGGACGATGCCCCTGGCGATGTTCAGACATTCTGCGAAGTACGCGTCGGTGGTCAGTGGTCACTGCAGCTTGATGGTATTACATCAGGCGAAGACACAAGCCTTTACCGCGTTCTATGGGACAACTTCGGCTCAGAAGTAGCGTTCACAATCGCGCCTAACGGTAACGCAACCCCGTCTGCAGATCAGCCACACTACAAAGGAACGGTTGTTTTCGACCAGTTGCCACCGCTATCTTTGACTTCAAACGAAACAGCAAAGTTCAGCGTGACACTAACAGTCAAGAACACCCCACACACCCCTGCATCAGACATTTACTACGGTGTTGAAATCGACGCAACCGCGTAAACATGTCTAACGCAACCGGCATCAAGGTAAAAGGCTACAAGGCAAGCATCAAGGCTCTACAAGCCATAGGTGTACCCGACGCGGAAATCAAAGCAGCTGGCTCACAAGCCGGTGAAATTGTTGCCCGAGAAGCCCGAACTTTGGTGCCGGTTCGCACAGGATCACTAAGAAACACAATCAGAGTTTCAAAGGCTTTAACTAAGGTTTCTGTTTCAGCCGGTAATAACGGCAAAGTTCCTTACGCTAACCCGATTCACTGGGGTTGGTTCAAACGCAACATCAAACCACAACCCTTTTTCATAAAGGCTCTTGGCATTACACGCGACGAAGTTTACAAGAACTACTACCGTACACTTGATACACTTATAGCGTTTAATTCCACGAAAGGCACAGAAGAATGACACAGGATTTTTTAAGCACACTTACTCTTGACGAAGTTGAAACCATTGAGAACCTATCTGGTACACCAATGGATGAACTTATGGGCGTGGGCAAACTAAAGGGCAAGGCACTAAAGGCAATCATTTGGGTTGCTAAGAAGCGTGTTGATCCTAATTACAAGATGGAAGATGCTGGCAAGGTTACTTTCAGCGAAGCCTTAGAACTATTTAAGGCAGTTGAAGTAGACCCAAAAGCATAGGCAAACTACAAGCCGAGCGTATGGCAAGGTTCTGTTTGTTGACTAAGATGTCACCGGCAGATTACCGCAGTCTTACACTTGGGGAGTACCAGGCGTTTATAAGCGTTTGGAATGAAATGAATGAGGTAGCGGAATGAGTTTGGTACTCGGTGTTGAGATTCTTGGTGAGTTCAAGAACCTAACAGCTGCTACTAAGGGCGCACAGTCTCAATTGACTGCTATGAATAAGCGCGCTGCATCAGTTTCTAAGGGCATCACTAAAGCGTTTGCCGCTATTGGTGTTGGTTTCTCTTTGCGCATTATTACCCAGGAACTTGAACAAGCCGCTAAAGCCGCTATTGAAGATTCTAAGTCAATGAATATTCTGGCGTTGGCTATGGAGAACTCTGCCGGGGCGACTAAGGAACAAATTGCGCAGGCTGAAAAGTCAATCAACCGCATGCAGTTCCAAGCCGGTGTAGCAGATGATGAATTGCGTCCAGCGTTTCAGAAGTTGTTTATTGCAACTAAGGACGTTACCGCTTCAAACCGTTTGCTACAGATCGCGTTGGATGCTTCGGCTGCTACCGGTAAAAGCCTTGACGCAGTTTCTCAGGCCATGGCTAAGTCTTTGGCTGGTTCCGATACTGCACTTGTAAAACTTATCCCGTCACTAAAGGGCGCTAAAGACCCGATGGCAGAGTTGGAAAAGACTTTCGCCGGGGCAGCTGCAGAAGCCGCTAACACAGACCCTTACCAGCGCATGCAGATTATTTTTGGTGAAATGCAGGAACAAATTGGTATGGCGTTGTTGCCGGTTTTGAATGAGTTTTCAACTTGGTTGGCAACACCCGAGGGTCAAGACAAATTAAATGGACTTATTTCATTGACTACAGAAATTATTGGCAACTTTACTACTTTGCTTGGTTGGGTCATTGAAAACAAAGAAGCATTTATAGTCCTTGGATCTGTGGTAGGTGCTTTGACCATTGGGCTGAAGTTGTACACTGCAGCTGCAAGTCTTGGTGCCGGTGCTACTACTGCGTTGGGTGTTGCCGCTAAGACAGCCCTGCCAGCCTTAACTGCGACTATTGCCGCTTTGGAAGCCATCAAATGGTTGAATGAGAACCTAAACTTCTCTGCAGGCAACATTGCTACTTCTGGCGGTGCGCAGGGTCCGTTGAACTTTAGCGGTCAATCAGGTGCAGCCCCGTCAGCCGGTGGTAGCAACATGACTTTCACGACGCCTAAAAAGACAACTCCAAAAACAACCAATGTAACCGTACAAGTTAAGACAATCAACGACGCTAAGACAACTATCAAGTCATTGTCACAGTTTGAAAAGTCAACCGGACTAACACTAGGTCAGGCGCTTAGAAATTGATCAGCGACTTCAACATAGCCACAGACCTAAAGGTCGAACTTTACTTACCCGACGAAGCCAGCAACCTATTCATTCTTGGTGTTAGCCTTCTTGGTGGCAGTGATGTTCTTGCAGGTCAAGGGCAGTTTATTCTTGGCGTTTCTGAACTAGGCGGAACCGATCTTCTATCTGACGGTTCGGCAGACTTTGGGTTCACCTGGCAACCTGTTGAAGCAGAAACCGTTGGGGCAGACTTCAGCCTTGGTGGTTCTATTCAGTCGAACCTTTACTTCCAGCCTGAACCTGCGACAGCGTCTATCACGATGCAGTCTTGGACTTTTGACCCAAACAACAACAGTGCAGTTCGCCCAGGTACTTTGATTCGTGTCCGGTTAGATAACGGCGAAGTACAGCACACACTATTTACTGGGTTCTTGGACACTGTAAACGTCACCTATTACCCTGGTAAAACACAACCGAACCTCATTCAGATCAAGGCTTACGACTTCTACAAGCGTTTGGTAAACACACGCGTGGCAGACTTTGACACCACAGGCTTTCCAGCAGGTTACGCAACACCTAACGAAGTGTTAGACATCATTACAACTAATGCTGGTATTGAAATCGCAGCTGAGTCTGACACTCTTGACGGCAAACTACCACTTGAGCAGAAATCTAATCAGGCTTCGGCAGGGTTCATCAACGACGCTATTCAGGTTGGTTTAGGTGTTCTTTGGATAGACCCTGAGTCGAATGAGTTGGTTGTGAAGAACCGCCCAACTATTGTGACTACTGCACCCGAGGGTACTTGGACTGTTGGCAATAACCACGGTGACGCTTATCACCTTTGCATGTCGGACATTCAGGTCGTTGGTGACATTGACGCAGTTGCTAACAGCCTTTACGTTGAACTAACCAGCGATGACACAATCAACGTCACTCTTGAAGATCAAGACAGCATCGACCTATATGGTTACAGTTCACGAAACGAAGCAATCAACACAACTGACGCAACTGAACTAACCCGATGGGCTAACGCTGTTTTTGCCCAGTCACCAGCCAAGTTGGTGTCACAGGTTGAAACCCCTGCCATTGACCGCGAAGGAACTCTAACCGTTGCAGCTGCGTTCAAACC